ATGCCGGTCGCCGCCATTGCGGGCAGACAGCCCAGGCGATTCACTACTGCCGGCTGCTACACCCGCACCTCCCCCACCTGCTGCCTCGGCGCGACCGCCGTCCATAGGCCAGCGTAGGAATGACAGACAAGTCCGTTAAGGAGACATCATGGCTACTGCTAAGGAACGGTTCACGACGCTGAACGGTAAGCGCGACCAAGTCCTCCAACGTGGACGTGACTGCTCCGACATCACCATCCCGGCACTCATGCCGCCTGAAGGTGCCGACGAGAACACTCGGCTGTCAACCCCATATCAAAGTCTTGGCTCACGTGGCGTGAACAACCTCGCCTCCAAGCTGCGACTTGCATTGTTCCCACCCGGTAACCCTTTCTTCCGCTTTCAGATCGACAGCGAGACCATTGAAGTCATCTCTGAAGATGACCCCGGTGTCGCTGACCAGATCGAAGGCGTGATGCAAGAACTGGAGAACGATGCACTGAACGAACTTGAGCAAGGGGCTGACTCTGTCATCCTCCACGCTACCATCAAGCAACTCATCGTCGTCGGTAATGTGCTACTGCACATGCCGAAGTCCGAGAGTTCGCGCATCTTCCGGTTGCAGAATTACGTCGTCGTTCGCGACGCATCGGGCAACTGGTACGAGATCGTAGCACAAGAGAAAGTTTCAAAGTACACCCTGCCCGACGACGCCAAAGGACTGCTCGTTACAAACGAGAAGGATAGTGACGAAGATGTCACCATCTACACCCACGTCCGCAAGAAAGGCGACAAGGCTGAATGGTACCAAGAGATCGACGAGAATAAGGTTCCCAACTCTGATGGCAGGTCCGACTATGACAACTGCCCGTACATCCCGCTTCGGTGGGCTGCACTTGAGAACGAGAACTACGGACGTGGACACTGCGAGGAATATCTCGGTGACCTGCGCTCGCTCGAAGACCTGTCGAAAGACATGGTTGTCTTCGCTGCCGCTGCTGCCAAGGTAATCTTTCTTGACCGCCCCAACTCAACCACCGACCTGAAAGCTGTACAAGAAGCTGAGTCGGGTGAGTTCGTTGAAGGTAACATCGAAGACATCGGTGTACTTCAAGTCGATAAGTTCCATGATTTCCAAGTCGTCAAAGCACTGATCGACGACCTGTCTCTATTCCTGTTGACTACGGGCACCGTCCGTAACGCAGAGCGTGTGACTGCCGAAGAAATTCGAATGCAGGCACAAGAGCTGGAAGACGTATTGGGTGGTGTTTACACCGTCCTTGCTGCGGAGCTACAACAGAAGGTAGTTCGCCGGCTCATTGAGCGGCTCAAAGCTAAAGGACGGTTCCCCGTCTTACCAAGGGGCACAGTCAATCCTGTGATCGTTACCGGATTCGAAGCTCTTGGTCGTGGACATGAGTTGAACAAGCTGCGTCAGTACTTCGCTGATGGTACTGCCATGTATGGCGAGGAATTCATCAAGGAGTTTGACCCGTCTGCTATCGCAGACAGATTGGCGACACACCACAACGTGGACGTGGACGCCTTGAAGAAGACCCGAGAGCAGAAGCAACAAGAAGCCGCAATGCAACAGCAAGCTATGATGTTAGAGAAGGCCACTGGCCCAATCGCAGGTGCTGCTGGTACTGCCATAGGCAAGGGCGTTGCTGAAGCTGCAAATTCATAACGAGGAGAGAGTACAATGCCTTACGAAGAAGTAGTCCCCGGCAGTCTCAAACGAGAGACCCGCATTGATTCAAGCGATTCTGCCCGCCCAGCTGCGACGATCAACGACGAGCCAGCGCAATTTGCTCAAGGCTTGAAGCCTAAGAAACGCAAAGTTCTCGGCACTGAGAATATCGTGCTGGAGAATGGTTCGACTGTTCGACGCAAGACGTATGATGACGGTGTCACGGTGACCACGAAGCTGTTCGCCAAAGATTTCCCGAATGCCAAGCGTCCTGCACCGAAGGGTGTGCCCGCTGAACTGTGGGATGACGAGAAGGGTGAACTCAAAGCCGTAGTTTTAGCTGACGAGAAGAAGCCTGTACGTACCCCCACGAAGCCGAAGGGGTAAGTCATGCCTGAAACAATCATCGACGAAAACAAACCTGCGCCGACAGACCTTGGCGACGGTAGCCCACCAGGCCACATCGACAAGATGCTCGGCAACAAGGTTGAGCCGAAGGAAGGCGAAGAGGGCTACGTTGCACCCGTTGTGCCGGCGCGCCCCGACAACGTACCGGAGAAGTTCTGGGACGCTGAGAAGGGTGTCGTCAATACCGAGGCTTTGCTGAAATCTCAAGCTGATGCTGAGGCTGCGCTACGCAAGGTTGACCCGAAGGTTGAGCCGAAGGAAGGCGAAGAAGGCTACGTTAAGCCTGGAGACACTCCCGCCCAGGGCAAGGTTGTCGCTGCTGCTTCCACGGAGTTTGCCGAGAAGGGTGAACTCACTGCTGAAACCTACACCGCACTCGAAGCTGCCGGTCTCTCGAAAGAGATGGTCGACAACTACATTGCGGGCCAGAAGTCAATCGTTAGCACTCTGCAAGATGCCGCCTACAGTCCGTTCACGGACAAGGATGGCTACGAGCGGGCCGCGAACTGGGCTGCTGAGCACGTGGATGAAGCAGGCATCAAGGCACTCGACGTGCAACTGACAAGTAACAACCCGGCTATTGTCGCACAAGGCGCGAAGGCGCTCGCTGCGAAGTATGTCGCTGAAGCTGACATCGAGCCGAACACAATTCGCGGCAACGCAAACAACGCCGCAGCGGGTGACTCATATGCCTCGTCACGAGAGATGATGAAGGATATGAACAGCAAGGAGTACAAGACCTCCGCTGCCTTTAGGCAGATGGTTTCCGATAAGATCGGACGCTCACCCAACCTGTAATGAACCCTCCGTCTGTGTCCTCTCCTCCACAGACACCCCCGCCCCCGGCTTAACTGTCGGGGGCACCCTATTCATTTACCACACGGGAGCTGTAATGATTCATCACCCCATAGACGGAATGACTGCATCATCCGGAAACAGCGACCCAATCGCGCTGAACAAAATTGCCGAGAAGGACGAACTGACAGTTCAAGTCGTAATCTCGGCAGCCGCTACGGTATCAGTCAAGGGCCGTCTGTCCGCCGATGCTCCGTGGGTAGAGCTAATTTCAATTACAGCAGATTCAATTCAGCCGCTGGCCTTAGTCAGCTATTTGCGATTCGACGTATCTGGGAATACTGGTGTCGTCGACGCTTACGTACGCTCTTAGGAGAGAGAAATGTTTGGAAGACTGATTGACGGATTTAATGGTTGGCGTAGAGGCGAAGTGCGAGTTGCACCTTATGGTGTACGCGGTCGCGTCTGGGTCAAGAAAGATGCACCGGTTGCTGAACCTTCAGGACCCGGCGTTATCAATATTGGAGTAACCCCAACAGCTACCCTCGAAATGAAAGTAACCCGCGCAGATGGTTCTGTGGAGATTATCAATGTCCCCGCCACTGCTGAAATAATCAATTAAGGAATTTCCCAATGGCCGATATCTTTACACAGGCTGGCGAAGAACTCGTCGCCGACTACGTCGAAGCCGGACCGACCAACTGGTATATCGGTTGGGGCACCGGAGCCGGCACTGCCGCGAAAGGCGACACCACTTTATTCACGGAGGCTTCAGAGTCCCGTGAGATCGCTACCGAATCACAACCCACTGCCGACGCGAACAGGTTTGTAGCCACGCTGACTGCTGACGGTGTGAAGACCATCACTAACGCAGGCGTACTCGATGCGTCGACTTCCGGCAACCTGCTGTTGAAGTCTGACTTCTCGGGTATCGTGCTTGCTGCATCAGATACCATCCAATTCACGTTCACGATCACTTGGTCATAAGTCGTGAGTCTTCTTACCGCAGAGGGGTCCGCACCCCCTTTAGGGATTGTCTACTATGACATGCTCAAGGATGCGGCGGGCCTAAAACAGACTGCAATCAATGTTTCAGCTGCGATGGCTTCCGGGGATTATGCCGGGTCGTCTGCTGTCGGCTTTGCTGAGCGGTGTGTCAAATTGAGCGAAAAAATCGACAAGGCCAAAGCGCTTGGCTCAGCT